GGCCCCCCCCCCCCCCGACGGCATTTGCGAAAAAATAGCAGTAGTCCCGTTCGGCTCGTACCACGTCGACGTGAACGCCCATATTGTGTAGCTTCGGGATAGCTGTGTCGTATATCCACCCGATATGTTCTGGAATCTCTCCGCTGATACCGCGTGCGTGGTCGAACATCACTTCCGAGAATACCACCCGGTCGAGTGGTTCGTCATGTTCGAGGGCAAGGAGAATTGTTGCGATACTATCCTTGCCAAACGAACACGAGGCTATGTAAGTAGGCTGGGACATCATTTCCGATAGGGTTTTAACGATTTGAGTTCCGTCGGGAACACCCGCGACAAGGTGATGACGATTTTCTTCTTTTCCATTTTTCGTGGTGTCGTTTGTTCCAAATGGAGGAAATTCGGGCATGTTTCGGTATCCATATCGAAGCATGCCATAATAAACGGAGCGGGCGGCAATTTACGCCGCTCCCATGCGCGGAAGAGATGATACCTCCGGCATTGGTCGCTCAACAGGCAGCAATAGCCGCTGCAATGAGCTATGTCTTTATTGTAGGTTGTTTCCATGATTCAAAACTTATTGCTATTTCGCGCGGAAATGCGGGTATTTTACATTATCTACTGTCGGCCTTAATGGTGATTAGCTTCGATGTTCCAAAAAGGCATCTTTAAAGTGTTCAAATCTGGTGGTGCGACTCGGCCCGATACCCTTCAAAGTAGCGATCCGGCGAGACGAGATCATATCCACGTCTATATCCTTGTAGTCGTTGTACCAAACCCTATCCCGTCTGATTAAGTAGCACAACTCCCTTGCTTCCGGCTCGGCTCTTCGATCCAGCCAATCGCACATTGCGGCCAACGATATAGGGCTTCCGTTCAGGTACGACCTCTCATACGCTTCGACCAAGAATCTCGCCCTCTCGTATGACGGGAGAGACGGAGGTCCGAACACTCCAATCTCGGCGTACAAATCTTTGTAGAAGAGGAATCTGTGGTACTCAAACATCGTGACAATATTAACCCCGGCCTTTCCCGTGGCGGCCAGCCACATAGGGTCAATCAGTATCAGCGGGATGTTTTCGAGTCGTTTGACCAGTTCCGGATCGCACATACACTCAATCGTGAGCCTGCATCCCGGCGGCGACTGATTTTCGAACCACTTTGCAAAGTCGCCGAAGGTATGGTGGTCGTGCTCCTTCCACTTGGCCTGAGCGAAGTCGATCTCTCTGTTGAGGTCTCGATTCTTGAACGCCAGTAAATAATCACTGCTTTTCATTGCTATTTGGTTTTAAATGAAGGAGGGACCCGAAGGCCTCTCCACTTGTTCTACTTCACGGCGTCCTTCACCGCAGGCGAGAACTTGAACGAGATGCGGTTCTGGGCCGGGATCGTGACCGACTTCCCTCGGTTCATGTCGTAGCCCGGCCGCGCGGGGCACGCCTTCACGCTGAACGTTCCGAAGCCCTTGAGGGAGACTTTCTCCCCGTTCTTGAGGGTCTCGACGATCTTGTCCATGAACGTCTCACACACCTTGTTCACAACGGTCTTGGTGATGCCCGTCTCTTCGGCGATCTTCGCCATCAATTCGCTTTTCTGCATTTTCGTTTTGATTTTTAAGTTGATAGAGTTTTTCTTCAAGGGCCTCTATTTTACCCATGCAGTAGTATATCAGGGCTCCCATTACGATTATAACGGATAGCCATAGTTCATCTAATTGCATGCTTGATAATGACTTGTACGGGCGTAGAGCCCACATAATCTTCATATTTGAGAGTACTTGGGTCTATATGGCCGTCCGGGCGCATAATTCCGTACATGCGAACCTTCTGGATCATCATGCCCCCAAGAAGTTCGTTTAAACGCTCTCTTATCCGATCCTCCAGTTCCCGGTACGCCGGATCGGTCTCGATCATCGCGCTACGGGTCTTCCTTGCGTTGATGACCGCGCACCTCGTTCGGTTGATGTACGCCCCTATCTGCTCGTCCTTGATGCCCGGAACGATCTCTTGGAGTATCTGGATGATAGCGTATCGCGCGAAGAACCGCTCGGTCGTTCGGCGCTTATCGCGTACATCCGACATCCGGAGGTCGCATTCGATCTGGACGGCCCGGTCAAGGCAGATCACCTTCTCATTTTCCTCCAGCCTCATAGCGGTCGAAGTGGATATAGGGGAGTTGATTCGGTAGGAATTTCCATGCCGAGCGCGGAAGTGTGAACTTCGCCAGACCAGCGGCCATAGCCAAGATCAGGAACTTCTCCATGACCATCGGCTCTCCGGTCCACATCGTACCGTCGCGGCGCGTTGCGAGGAGCGAGAACGGCCCGGATAGATCGAAGAACTCGTCGGGGAGATCGTCGATCATCTTCCCGATCTCGGGAAGATGTTTCTGGAACTTCTTGCGGTAGATGAACTGGACCCCGCTGATGGAATCCACGATGATGTCCGGACCCTTCGGCTTCTCGCCGATAGGGTAGGCGCATTCGGCGAACAAGTCGTTCACCCGGTCGTATTCGAGATTATACATAGCGATTGAATGATAAGTGATCGAGAGAAACTCCACCGACGACGTTTTCCACGCGAACAACCCAGTCGCCAGACCCAAGTTGCCACGGCATGCCGCGGAACTTGGTCTTGACTGGTTCGCTATGATCAACGTCGGAGATGTAGTGGTAGTAGTAAACGTCCGCGCCGGGCACTACCTCCTCCGGCCGTATGCCGAATTTCTTACTGCACATTGTCGCTGACTCTTTTGAACTCAGACGCAAGAATCTCTTCGAAGTCGGTCAGGTCGCCGATCCAGCCGAAGTCAACGCACACGACCATATCCCCATGATCGTGAGCAAAACCGGGGGTGAATATCTTCGTTTCGATACCCACAGCCGAGGATAGCTCGTGTTTGTACACCGTCGGAATCGTTTCGAGTTCGGTCTTGATGCGTTTATACTCAGGGCTCTTGGTGTTGAGTTGGTAGTGGTTCTCGCCTCGAACCTTTTTCCAGCCGATCTTCGCTTCCTCCGAAGTAAACGTTACCGGGAGGACATTCGGGCTGTAAAACACCCCGCCGAAACGTTTGTAGGTGGCGATGCCGAGTTTGGTCAACACCTTCTTCTGAATTTCGAAGACGCGATCCCGCTTCTCTTCGAACTCAACTACCCGCTTCCACGTCGGAGAGCCGGGTTTCACTTTGTAGTACACGTTCATGACCTTTGCTTTTTTAATGATTTCTTACTTCGATTCGATTTTTCATAATTCTCCTATGCTTTTAGCGATACCTACGATACCGTCGAGGTTTTCTTTCGCTATCCTGAGCCCGTAGTGTGCGATCATCCCCGCCAAGAGGATAGCGGTTCCAATCCGGAAGTCGTACCCGTCGTTCGCCCACTCCTTGGTCTCGTTCAGTTCCTCTTCGGTCTTGATCTGGGCGACCGGGACCGGGTTCGGGTAGCCTTCCAGTGCCACGAAAGCCGGGCTCAGGTTTGCCTCAACCACATACCAGTGCTTGTTCTTGGTCCAGAACACCGTCTGGCCGATCTTAAATTTACTCTGCATCGTTGTATTCTAATACTCGTTTGACTGCAATTTTATGCCACTTTCCGCCGCGCGGCCGTTCGATTTCCACCTCGTTGAAGTGGTCGGCGATCTCGGCCAGCGACCAGCCCTTGCGCTGTAACGCGAGGGCGTACTTCTTTGCTTCGACCATGCGCGGGTCCACAACCCGGTTCTCGGCGATCCGCTCCATCCGGCGAGCCAGTTGATCCGGAGACATCGGCCCGCGCTGGGGTCGTGGATTCCCGAGCCTCGTTACCCGGCGCCCGGCCTTGGAAATAAAGAAGCCCTGCTCCTTGAGTTGCTTCTTCCGGACGCCGAGTGCCGACTTTGTTCGGCCCGAGATAAGTTCGCGCTCTGTTTGAGCCAAGCCGATAGCGAGGCAAAAGGTGATCGTTGTCGCCTCGGGGTAGTCTATCGCCAGCAGATCGACCCCCGTGTTGCGCAAATACAGCGCGTACTCCGCATCACGGGAGAGACGATCCAGTTTGGCGACGATCAACGTTGCACCTTCACGCGCGGCCAATTCCATCGCGCGACGAAGGCCCGGTCGGTTCCGATCCTTTCCACTGCGAATGTCACGGAACTCGCCGATATTCTGCCCGTGTGTGCGGGCAATATATTCGCGGCACTGATCGAGTTGGGCTTCCAAACCGAGGCCGGATCGCCCCTGCTCTTCGGTGCTCACGCGAGTGTAGATGCAATACTTTTTCATGTGCTATAAATATAGTTTACAACATAGGGAAGGCACTCCTCGAATGACTGCATTTCGGCGCATTTGTCATCTTTGTGGGGACAACCGAGGCATTTCCCTTGCTGGGCGTAATCTTCCATCACAATGCGCCGGAAATCCTCTTGCGTGAGGCCATCGTCGTAATCAGCATCCCTGACTACCATCAGGCATGTGAGGTGTGCCTTCCATGTGTATATCTCACCGTTGTCCTTGATGGTTTGGATATTGTATTTCTCCCCCTTTTTGATCTCGCCGGAGCAGAAATTACAGACGTGATCCTTTCGCGCGACGACGTTGTTATCAGCAAGCACTTCCATCCTTCTCTCTGGTTACGGCTTGCATCGCCGCGATCTTCATGCCGTTGATCTTTTGGTGTTGCATTCCGAGTTCGATTCCGATGATAATGAGTAGTTGATCTCGGCGGTTCGGCTTCACTCTGATGTTCTTCTCCAAAACGCCCAGAATGATCTCGGAGGCTTCGGTCATAAGCGCGATGCGGTTGTTTTTCTTCTCGAAGGCTTTTTTCGCCTCCTCTATTTCGTTCCACATCTCCGCCCACTTATCCTCGTCGAAGTAGTCGCCGAGCATGGCCTCAACGAAATTCATGTTCTTGTGATCCCAGCGAGCCGGAGCAAGCCAGTCGAAATTCTTTTTCATGTTATTCGAATATTTGAAGTACAGCCACCGAGGTGGACATATTGGTGATGCCCGTGATACGGGCTCGGCATTTGGAGCCGTAGGGGATGTAGACACAACTATCGGGCATACATGTGATACGGGCTATCGTCCCGTTAGGGAGTTCCGCCATAGGCCACTTCTTCGTATCGTCGAAGGGGTTCCGGATGGCCGTGACGAGAATCTCGGAGCCGACGCGGTACGGCCCGTCGCCGGAGTCTCCCTCAAACTCATGCGAGCCCATAACCGAGGGTGCGGCGGGGGGGGGTGGTACTTTTTTCTCTTTGCGTGGCCGAAGAATGTTCTGGCCCATTGCGATGCTGACGAAATGGCCAGCCTTTTTCGCGTTGTCGAAATCTCTGATGAACCACCAGATACCCAGCACCCGGACGTAGGCGGCCCATTTACCATTGTGAAGTCTTCTCTCGAATTTCATAGTTTTAATTCAGTAATTTATTAAGCATTAGCGGCTCAGTTGCGCGGAGCCGTACCGCGGTTATTTGTGTTTGTGCTGTTCCGAGACGTAATACGCCCCGATGACATACTTGTCCATAGCGATATAGCTTTTCGATCTGGGCTTCGGTGAGAGTTTTTCCGTAGAACGATCCCGAGAACAGAATCCAGTCGTGGTGTACCTTCACCCAGCCATTCTCTTCCAGCCAGCGATCCGGATTCCGCATCTCTTTGACTGGAATCTTTTTGGACGCGAGCAACCGTTCGGCGATGTTGAGGTGGAGCAGGTTTTCCGCGCTCCCGTTGAGGCCGTAGAAGTCGCCATCGGGCGACAGCCACCCGGCGTCGTACCCCTCCGTGATCTCCACGGGCTCCAACTCGGTTTTGTGGTACTCTTCTATTTTCATTTCGTTCTCCATAAACTCCGACAGCCGTTGCTTCTGGAAATCCTGCTTCCGGATCGAGGCTTCCACCTCCGGATCGGAGCACATGAGGGAATCAAGGATCGTGTGCATGCTGAGAATGGGGTCGGGAAGGATCACTCGGGACATGTTCAGCGCATCGCACATCCACACGATAACCTCGTACACTTCGCTAACCTTCACGAAGAAGTTCTTCGCCCCTTCTACTGTCCCCTTGATCTCTTCGACCACATTGGAACGAGGATAATCGAGAAGGCCCGCATCTTTGTCGCCGGATAGGTAGCTAATAAGTTCGGGATAGCGCACCGAGAACTCAAACTTGCCGCCAGCGTCCGCAATGGTCTGCCGGAGCCGTTCGAGAACCCATACCCATTCCTTCGCTTCCTCCTCCAGATGGATGCGCTGTTCTCTGATCCAGTCATTGAACTTTCCTCCGGCTCTGGGTGTCCCCAGAACTTCATGCGTCGCCTCGTCTTCGCCGAGGATGATCTTGCCGTCCAAAATATCGACGGCCATGCCTTCGGTGCACCCCAGTAGAGACTTGGTGATGATTTCGACAGCCTCTCGCGGATTGTATTTTTCCGTCAACTTCTCCCACGCAATCCGCTGGAGCATCTGGCCGAAGCCCTTACCTATCGTGAATGTTGATCCTCCTTCCATGACGCAAAGATAAATGTTTAATTTTTAATTTGCAAGTTAAAACTCCCTTATTATAATACCTTTTCCTTTACGACACCCTTACGACGACGCCCTTGTGTCGGTCGTCGTCCCGGTTGAAAGACATGAAGTGCGCATCGTTGATCTCCAGCCCAATGATTTCGTCGATCTCGTCGGCCAGCGCATATTTGAACTCGTAATCGCTGTCGCTAACTTCGTCGCCCAAAGTGAATTTGTGCTCTGAGAAGGACATCGAGTCTGCGTCCCACCACTTCGCCACGAAGCGGCGGCTGAGCAGTTCGTTGTTGTTGATGTAGCTTAAAAACGTTGCCATAATTTACTCGATTCTTGTGATGTAACCGACCGTCCGGTTGTCATCGGGGTTATACATAAAGGTGATGCCGCCTCCGGGCAACATGTAGATCAGTTCGTCGATGTGGGTCTCGATGTACTTGCGCATCATCGGATCGTGGCATGGCTCCGAGAGTTTGAAATCGTACTTTACGCTGACCCTCTCCTTCGGGTCGTTGTAGAAGGCGACAAATTTCCGGTCTTCCACAACGGCCTCAACAATGGATTTCCGGGGCAGTATCGGGATTGTTGTCTCCGGCCATATCACTCCGAGTTCGTTGCCGCCTACGTCGGTTATCGTGGCGGGATTGTCGCCGGATAGCCGAACCCAGCCGTCCAGCGGTCTGGTTTTGGCGAACTCGATCTTTCCAACCACGGCCCAAAGTTCTCCGGACTGGTTGAACCCCAGCAAGCGGTCGGGCCTGCTGGGATGGAAGTGCATGATTTTTCTGTTGAATTTCATTGTCTCACCTTTTTAAATGGTCCTTGTTCGTTTTCTACATGGTCGATTCTGAACGGGTAGCCCTTCTTGCCGCTCCATAAGAACCGAAGACAGCGGTATTTCGGGCCCATAAAAACCGTATCTCCTTCGATCTTGTTCACCCGCAGGATGACCTCCTCGGGCAAGTACATATAAGTGTCTCCTACCTTCATGGCTATCCTCGTTTAAACGAACCGTTTTCTTTTTCGAGTTCCTCCTCGACAAATTTCACCGGAAAGGGGTAGCGTCCGTGATCCGCCATATACCCGTACATGCTCCTGCACGTCGGGTCTTCGGGTCTCAAGTACGCCGTAAAATCCCCCTTTCGTTCATCCACGATCTCCTCGACCCGGAGCCGGGTGTTGGTTATCGTGTGAATATAAACATCTCCGATTTTCATTTTTTTCCGTCGTAGTTGCCGAAGAGTTCCGACCCGAAGGTCAGGAACGCGACGGCATAGATTAAGATTGTCAGCATATATTTAGAATTTTATTGTCCAGATGTCGAGGTCGTCCGAGCAGTAGGTATGCCGCATCTTGCCACCCAAAAATTCCACGGCCTCCATATAGGGACCCGTCCCGATGGCTCCCTGCCAGTAGCGGCCATAATCGCTGATGCAAATGGCACACGGGACTCCTACCCACCTGCCTTTACCACGCGAGGTGTAGTACGGCCCCATTTTCTCCGCCCGACGCCGAACTTTTGCCGGATTCAGTCGCCAGATCATGCCCTTGAAAAAGGCGTTGAAGACGTAGGAGAGGGCCTGCGAATGCTTGTCGTACCCGCAACCGATCACGACCGGAGAGGTGTAGTGATGCCACTCTTCGTTCTCGGTCTTTACCTTTGCCTCGGCGGTGCAGGTCGATCCCCATGTGCGGTTTTTTCGCCATCTTACGACGATTTCAGCGCACTTCACGTTCATCTGGGACTTCTCCTCCTTTTCTTTCTCTTTGCGGCTCAAATCGGCCTTAAATTTGTCTATCGCGGCCCGGATCACCGTGTCGCTCTTGATTCCGGTAAGTTTGCGGACGCTGGGGACCGTCAGTCGGCGGCCCTCGATGTTCAGCGTCTTGATCGCTTGATTCAGTGTCATAGTTTTGTCAGTTTAAATGTGTAGTACTTGTCGAAGGTCACGGTCGCGGTGTGGCCTTCAATGCTCAGTTCGTAATGATGCGACACTTCGCCATATTGCATGGCCTCCTCGTAGTCTTTTGCTATCACGGGACCGGGAAGTATTCGTTGGCGGCAGAAGTAGTCCAGATACCGTCGCCACGCGATCTCGGGCGGGAACTTGTCCGGACTTTGGATGGCAAGGTTCGAAAGAAAACCCTCGTAATTGTTACCCCACGTCTTGCCGAAGATAGGAGTGTCCGTTCTCGGGTTCACCGCCGTGAAGCCTTCCAGTTTCCAGCCCGGAATGGTTAGGTATCGGTCGATGATTCTGTACCCTTGCCAGACCTCTACACGCTTGCAGAAGTCCACGTTCGTACGCCGCACGATGCTTCGTTTCATCGCCGTTCGTATTTCGGGAACCGCCCGGTGTGCGTGATGATGTAGGGGATGTTGACGTCTTCGATGACGTCGAACTTCACCCACGTCCGCAGGTTCTTGCTGAGCCAGTAGACCCGCGCCCGCTTCTTCTCGTTGTCGATCTCCACGACCTCTCCGATCCGGCCGACAACATAATCCCCCTTACTCCGGACAACTTTCTGTCCGATCTCTACATGTTGCATAGTATTGAATTTAAAATTTCGTTTGCTTCTTTCTCCTCCGCCGCCCGTACAGCGGCGCGGTATTCGGGCCATTTCCGGTCGGCGAAGTCCTGCACGGTCTCCGCTACCTTGTCGATGCCCTTGTAAATTTCCTTCGTCTTGTTGAGGCTCACCCGGTTCCCGAAACACTTGAAGCACTTCATCTGTAAGTCTTGCGTGTTTCGAAATGCCGGGATGTACTCCTCGATGTGTCGCTCGTCCCCCACCTCGACGTAGCCGAATCGGTCGCCATCGCGGTAGAAGTGCAGGAACTTGAAACGCCAGTTGTAGTTACTTGCTCGGATGTCGGTGCACTCTTCCGGCAATGTAATGAATTTCTTCATGGCATAAGAAAGTTTGCCGCGAGGATCATTTCCTCCGGGATGTAGTTGTCGCCGTTGTCCTTCAAAAACGCTTCGACGGCCGCCTCTTCGATCTCGGAGTGCTCCCACGATTCGGAGCGGTATATTTTAAGTCTCAGTGGAATATACTCACCTTGTTTGGTCTGCTCCCGATTGATATACCGGGTGTATTTGTCGTCTACATCCTTGACCCGGAGACGCTCGAAACGCTTCTCGATCTTGTTGTGCCGCATGAAGGTGATACGGTGGGAATCTACACACGTCCACGACCCGAGATCGGGCTGGAACTTGTAGCAGAACCCTCCGGTAGGCTCTTTGAAAACTTCGACCTTTGCATTCGCTCGTTTCGCCACCGCGACCGCATAGGGAACCCACGAATTCCCCTTGCAGGTCACGAAATGTTCCGTTGCCGCGTACACTTCGATACCGACGCGCCGCATTTGTTCGACTATGAACTCCTGCTCGTTTTTAGAAAATATCATCGTAATATATTTTGAGTTTGTTGCCGCCCTTGTTCGTCATGCTGGGGAACACGGCCGCAAGTATCGTTATCCGACTGGTTTTCGGTGCCTCTTTGAGTTCGTACACAAGGTTCACATTTTCGTCCGTGTCTACCTCGATGCAGGGGGTCGGGATGTCTTCGTCGCCCAAAACGCGGCTCAATATTTCAGTGACTACCCCCTCGTACCTCGCTACTCTTTCTATCCGGGCCATTACTTTATTCGCAACCTCGGAAAAGGATTTTGTGTTCATGCTCTTTGGATTTGGCCGAGGGTGACAATATATTGTATGTCGCAGATCGGCGTGATAAGTTCGTAAATAGGTTCATGCCAGTTGTTTCCGGTTCCGTAGAAGCCGTTGAAGGTGAACCGGGCCCCGTGCATCTTTGCCCACTCCAACGCCTTCTCCTCCGGATTCGTGAAGGGGTTATTTTTGCGCTCGGCACCCCTCGGTGTCCGGTACTTGTCCCACAACCACGCGAACCCCTTTTGCGCTTGGTCATAGCTGACCGGGATCGGGTTCTCGATCTGGATTCGCTCACCCCGGTTGCGCCTCCGTTTCAGGAGCAAAATTTCGTTTTCATTGATCCAGCCCCGCTCCTCGGCGGCGGCGATGATCTTTTCTCTTGTCTGTTTCATCGTTCAGTTCGTTGTTAAGGTCTATTAATTATTTGAATGTCTTGAGGTTGTCGAGGACCCAGTCCCCGATCTCGCTCCACTTCTTGTTAAGAAGCGCGTGAGAAATGCGGCTCGTTAGCGTTCCGATGCTCGCGTCGATGTGTTTCACGGCCTCCTCCCGAGTATCGAAGAGGTGGCCGTCGTTGGTCTCGTATTTAGCGATCCTTTTTATAGATATCGTTGTAAAGTTCATCGATTAGGAGGTCGAGTCCGTATGCTTGGAAGACGAAGCCCCCGCCGAATACTCGGCCGCGGTACCGTCTCCCTCCGTGCTTGTTCGCCATCCGGCGGGCCGATTCCATTTTATCGCAATGGTCGCCGGGGTGATCCTCGTGGACCAGATCGAGGAAGTGGATAATAAAGCGCGGGTTCCCGTAAACGTCGCGCGTCGTGTACATGCCGCCGCTTTTAACGGTTCGGCGATATTCTTCTCGTGTCATGTTTTTCTGCTCTTATTTCTAAACCGCTCCGGTAAATCGTTTCCTCGCCTTCTGCCATTCGGTAGTCGGCGGCTCCTACTTGCGTACCGTTCACAAAATAGGAGACATAGCCGTGCCCGGTGCGGGCCTTCAAATCGCTTACGGCCTCGCGGATGCTTGTGTATGTCTTCATAGTACTACCATATATCCGAGCCGGGTTCGAATCCATCCGCGCTGGCTCTTAGGCGCGGCGGCCAAAATGTCTTTCATGTCTTGTTCGTCGATCCGGACCACTCCGTTCAACTCAGCCAAATTCGCCGAAGTCAGTAGGTAGTATTCGCCCGTCTTTGGGTCGATACAAAGCCAGTACCCGACGCGACGATCCCGCCACGCCTTCACACCCTTCGTTACCGCGTTTTTCAGTGTCATAGGAAATATTTGTTTAATACCCGTGCGCAATCCTCCGGGCTTTCTATGACCTCCGACTCACCGCCGCCCGGAAAATAGACGGCGGTCCCGGCTTCGATATTACGATCCACGCGACCGGGAACGCGCCCCGTTTCGCAAAGTGCCGACATGTAATTAGTCACAAGATTGACCACTTTTTTCATTCCCTTGTCCATGACTACACGAATTTGACTTGCCCGTTATACTCAAGCGTTACCGCCTCTTGTTTCATTTCGTCGCGTATTTCGGTCGCTAACTGCATGACCTCTGCGAAGTGCTCCCCGAAGGATTCCGGGGTGCAAAAAGCGTACACGATAATCACATTTTCGACCACAAGCGCACCCGAATTCGACACCCAACCCCCGACCGCCGGAGTTGAGGTACAGCCCCCGAACCACTCTGAAAATTTAGTCATTACTTTGTTTACGAACTTTTTATTATCGGTCGGGACATTAACATCCGTAGTGCTGGGAACATAGATAGCGACCTTTGCATTAAGGTCAAATTTGAAGTTTTTCATATTTCACTTGTTACGATTAATGACATAATAAGAGCCCCTATAAAGCAAGCCCAAAAAAAGACCTCCGCGGCCCGGCGGCTATTCCATTTCATAAATAAAAATAAATTGGTTTTCAGTCTGGACACACGCTACCGGGGTGTCCTTGATTTTGGCTATAAGGTCGCGCCCGTCCTCGGAATCGCCCCAAACAGCCGCCATGTCGGAGCCGTTCGGGATCGTGCCGAACAGTATCGAACCCCCAAAAGTCGCACCGTCAATAATAGCGTCTTTGGTGAAAAAGGCGTACACATCGTTGCTAATACCCAATTCTGTAACAGCCGAAAGAAAATTAAATGCTTTCATAATAGTGTGGTTTAATGGTTTAGAGGTCCGGCGCGGTAAGCGAACCGCAGGCGTTGCCGCCTCAATTCTGAATTAATCCGAACCAAATATTACAACCTCTTTCGCTCTCCGGACGCGAGTTGTCTGCGTCCTTTCTTGCTCCCCGTGACTGGTGTATGCCTATGCGGGTATCTCTCGCAGTAGTCCGTATTCCGGTACTGCGGCCCTTTCGTACAATCACACGCGGGCAACGCTCGGGTTATTCGGGTCCCTATCCCTGCCATGCCTTTTTCGTCGTATCGTGACGGGTGCGGCATGGTTTCCAACGTCCACGGTTTCGGCCCCGTGGCGGGCTTGTCGGCTTTCCGTGTGCATCGTGTGCGGGCCGGAAATGTGTAGGGCGGCAAGGGCTTCGATAGTGTTAGTATCGCGGTTTAGCGAAATGCCGTTTTCAATTCCTCGTGTGTTGCGGATGCGTGCCCGGCGTGCCTAAGAACTAAGGCGGGACCGGAGCGAGGCGGGCGGAAAGTCTTTGAAAGAACGTGCAACGCCTTTGGGTGGGTTGCTGGTGCAAAGATAAAACGCGATTTTCAAATATGCAATAGCATTTAGTAAAAATAATCCAAATAGAACAACATTAGGCAAAAAATCTGATCGCGGCCCGGATTTTGGCGACAAAATGAACAATATCTGTGGCCTTGTGTGTTTAGGGGTGACAAAGTACTGATTTTAGGCAGGGTTCAATACTTGAATATGCCCTATTTCGCACGGAAACGCCCCAAATTTCGACGATCTCCCAAAGACGGGCAACTATACCACCCCGGAGGAGATCGGCGAAATGCGTGAATTACAGCAAGTTACAACAACGGCCCCGGATGCGGCAAAAAGATGTCGATTTTACCGCGTTGAACTTTTGAACGGGGGCAAGTACCGGACGAGGGGAGAAGTGCCGCCAGATCGACGGAAACGGGACGAAAATAGTATGCGTCGCGGTGGTGGCAAAGTGAGATTAAAGCGGGTAGGGAATAGAGAACGCGAGGATAAAAAAGGAAAGCGCGTAAATCGCTGATTACAAGCGAAAAGAAAGAAAAAGAAAAAAGGAAACACGAAAAGAAACAAAAAGAAACATCGAAAGGAAAGAAAAAGAAAGTAAAGGAAACATGCTGTAAATATGTGATTTTATGCTGTTTGCTGTTTTCTGTGGCAAAAAATAGCACAAAAAGTTACTAAAAATAATCAAAAGGAAAGAAAAGGAAAGGAAAAGAAAGTTAAAAGGAAACAAAAATGGTAAATTTAACATAATATTTTTTGTGCCCAAATAGAACAAAAAATAGACCATTTAGAACACAATCGCCGTAACGCTGTGATTATCAGGCATTTGCGCGTAAATGCCTGATAATCAGCGAGTTATGGAGGTTAAAAAGGCCGATTTTTTCGTTTTGCATTTGTTTTCAAGGGTTTGCAAAATACGCCATAAATTCAACCTAACTAACGTTATGTAAATTGTAACGGCTCTAAAAAGCGATTGCGGGCCGTGTAAACAAAAATGACCAGATCAGCCCCGTGCGCATTGTAGCCGCGATTTTATGGCTGTTTGTGTGCTGACTTACGGCGCGAACCGATCCGGGGGCGGTGGCCCTCATAGGGGCGGGGGGGGGTCCATCGCGGTCCCCAGTCCAAAAAGTGGACTCTGATGTATTAATTTTTTTTTTTAAAAAATTAGTAAAAATTTTTAATAATTATAACTCATTTATTATCAGCAATTTACGTTTTTTTTATGTTTAAACATTATTTAAAATATTTTAAAAACGTAAAAAAAAACTCCCGAGACACTGAAAAGAAAAATCCAATTCAACAATCGCATCAAACTTGCTGATATACAGTACATTACTATCGAATATACCTCATTATCCTTTCAACTCCGTATTTTTAGTGAAAAAAAAACTTCAAAATATTTTTCTGTATAGTTACCTGTATAGTTACTCATAACTTGCTCTGTATCAGCTATTTATAAAAATATAAATTGGAATATTTTAATAAATGGCCTCGGACAAAAAACTAAAGCCCCTATTATCAGTACTTTAGCTTATTGGAGTTATTTTCCAAAAAAAAAAAAAA